GACTATCAGAACATGTCGATTCAAAGCATCGTCGTTATCGGCACCATCAGCGATCTCCAAGCGCAGATCCTTCAAACCTACGGACTGCTGAACCGGCCCGCTGGCGTGCTGACGAACTTTCTTATCATTTACCCGGACGAGAAGATCTTCGGCTTCGCCGGGCAGGATCTGCAACCCTTTGACTTTGGGGTATTTAACCCCGGGCGAACGATTGAAACGTGATTCACTCAGCGCGAAGCCACGTAGCGAGAAAAAAGCAAACCCCGCAAGGTTCGCGGCCTTAGCGGGGTTTTTCTTGACCACCTTCTGGACAGGTGCTCAATGGAACCAATTTTAGAGCTAGTGAGGGCCCCCTATATGGCTCAAGAACTACCTTTCTCGATATACGTTATCGCTTATGCGGTGGCGATCTTGGTAACCGCAAAGGCGGTTAGGGCTATCAAAGAGCTTTGGAAAAAGTAAACCCCACAGGTGTAGCGGCCTGCGGGGTTGTTTGTACCTCAACTCACCTGAGGACATATGGATATTTTACCTTCATTTGACTTGGTGAGACTTATGACGACGCCTGATCTTCCGCTCTACGGTCAGCTTTTCGCCTATGGCATCGGGCTTGCCGGAATCGGTATCGGCCTCAAACAAATAGTCGGAGCTATCTCGCAGATTCTTGAGTGGTTTCGGAAATAGCAAACCCCGCAGGGAGTGACGGTCTTGCGGGGTTTTTCGTATCTGATGAAGAGGATCAGACATGAAGATTTTACTGGAGATCAATCGGGAGGTGCGGATGTTGCTGAGCGAAAAGAATCTGCCGGCTCATGGCAAGGCGGCCGCTTGGGTGCTTGTCGCTTTGGTCGCGGCTGTAGCCTTTGCCATTGTGTGCTTTGGAATTAGCTTGCTGAAATAGCAAACCCCGCTGACGTGCAGGCCAAGCGGGGCTTTTATTGATCACCTTCACTGCGGGCGATCCATAGAAACAATTTTACTTCAGGTAATTGGCGTGCTGATTTTGTGCGGCATTGCCGGTTTTACGGCTTTGACTGCTGGTCTTGCCGTTCTCGTTTGGAAGAGAGTGTTCAAAGAATGAGCAAATATCCACCTCATCTTTTGTCGTGCCCAATTGCCCAAAACGGCGACAAGGCCGCAGTCCCTGTGACGGCTCAGGAAGCCGGTGCGGGGCGACTCAGTCAAGAAGAAGGCTGGGGGGCATGGAACTCCCGCCCTATCGGTGAGGGCGGCATCCCGCCGAAACGCGAAGACTTTAACTCCGTACTGAATTTGCTTTCGTCCTTTTTGGTTTACTACCAGCAAGGCGGGGTCATGAAGTACTCCGCCTCACTTGACTATGAGCCGGGCAATGAAATCTTCTCCGCCACGGGTACGAAGTGCCGGTGCCTCGTAGCGAACGGCCCCAACACCGCAAAGGGTGTAGTCGCTCCCGGATCGGATAAGACTGTATGGAAGAACCTTGATGCGCCATCCGTTATCGCCGGTCAGATCACGCCTTTCTACAACTGTCGGCTCGGCGGCTCTGACGGTCGCCGCCTGATCCCGTGGGGCGAGAGCGTCGCCGACGAGCGGTACGTACTTTGCGACGGCGGCACAGACGGCTTGGGCGGGAACGTCCCGAACCTGATGGATAAGTTCCTCCTGCCGAGCACGGTCGCGCAGGCGGGACAGACGGGAGGTAGCCTCAACCTCTCGATCC